TGATGTTGAAGCCGCTGTGTCACCAACCATGTGTGGCGGGACACCAAACAAAGCCATGATGTCAGTGCGTTGAAAGGCGCGGGTTTCCAAAAATTGTGCCTGTTCCGGTGTCACACTGATTGGTTTGAACGATGCACCACCGGTCAAAACCGCTGGCAAATGTGCTTTGTTCAAACCACCATGTGATTCATTCCATGAAGCCGCAATCACGCGGGCATCATCGGCGGTCAAAGCACCATCAACTTCAATGACACCAGACACGGTTGCGCCCTGACCAAAGAAGGATGAACCAAATTGTTGGGCCGCCAAAGCCAACCCAAAGGTTTCTTTCGCTTCCAATGGGCCAATGCCTAGTGGGCCAGCACCAGAAACCATCAAGGGAATGTGAACCAAATCTTCGGTTGGGAAGGGTTCGCGCCCGACTTCCCACGACCAGCCACTAATGCGCTGGCCTTCGCGCTTCGGCTTCACCGAAACATCATCAGGGTGCAGGGGAACAATGCCGGTTGGGTACTTGCCAGAGCGTTCAACGATTGCGCTGTAAGCGTTCCCGCGAACCGCCAATGACATGATCCACCGGTGGACACCATTCCACAAAGGCAAAGGGTCACCATTCAGATCAACAAAAAGGTTGTTCAAACGATCCGTCATGGCCGGATCGGTGGCGCGTTGCTTGATGTTCCCATTCATTTGGTACACATAAAGCGGGGTTGAAGACACAGATTCAGCAATGATGCGCACGCACCCATACACAGTCGCGATGCGCAACACCGAATCAGGGGTGACCAATGTGCCAGCACTTGACAAAATGCCAGCCTGTGAATTTGGCGGAATGATCGGATCGGGAAAAGGCCCTGATCTTTGTTCGACATTACGGCGAAGAATGCTCATGACCGGTCACCTTTCGTTGGCAAACCGGCCGCGAAATAACCAATCACCAAACAACAAACACCGGCAACGGCCAGCGCAACACCAACACCAAACAAAACCAATGCCGACAAAACCAGCAAAGCAAACCCAACCAATTCAACAACCGTTGAAATCATGCGACCGCCTCACAGGTAATCATTCAAATTGACAATGGAAGAAACAGCCGCCGGTGGTGGTGCGGCTTTCAAAGCGTGGGCCGCGAAAGTCACGGCGTACAAAGGGGAAATGTCAAGGGAAATGTCACGGCGCGAAAAACACCACGCATCGCCAACCCTTCGGCGCGTCACACCAGACACCGCAACATCCAACGAATCCTGCCCAAGGTGGCGCAACCGGCCAGCCTTCACCAACGAAACAAACCCACCACACGCTTGCACCACATCAAAAGTTTTCAAAGCCAAAACATCAATGCCGGCTTTGGCAAGATCAGGCAACAATTGGCCGGCCTCTGATCGTGGATCAATCACCACCACATCGGGTTTGTGATCCTTCACAATCTGTTCAAGCCTTGGCAACAACCAATCCAAACCGCCATGGTGTTCAATCACATCAATGACCAACACACCATCAGCGCGGAAACCAGCCGCCGCGATAGCGGCCGAACCAGCGTTCGGTGCAACATCAACACCAATGGCAAACGCGCCATCAAAACTAGCCGACACATCACGGCACACAGCCCACGCATCAAGATCAATCGGTGGATCAGAAATCACATCAACCCATTGACACAAAACTTCGGTGCGGAAAACAGGTTCAGGGTCAGTGGTTGAAGCCGAAGAAATGGAGCGTTCCGAAATCAAATGACCAAGCGCGGGGTTGGCCTGTGCCCAAGCCTGACGGTCAGACAAATCACAATCATCAGGGGCAGACCATTCAAACAAAGCCAACGGCGAATCTTCACCATTTTCAATGCTGGTGATTGCCTGTGATCGAAGGTGTTTCAACACCACACTGAAACGGTCACCCGCATTGGAAAAAGCCCACACCTGTGATTGCGGTCTGGCCATCGTAGTTTTTGTCACAGCCGACCACGAATCCCAAGTTTGGTGTTCGCGTAATTCGTCCAACAAAACTAGATCACCGGACAACCCACGGCCACCACGGCGAGAAGCCGCCGCGATTTTGTACCGTTCACCGGTCTTCAACCGTAGTTGTTTCCGGCCAGCGGCTTTGTCCACCGCTTCAATTTCGGCCGCAAGGTCGGGAACATTCTCTGCCATTTCGACAGCCGACAACCATGCTTCTTCCGATGTGTCCAAATTCTGTGCCGTCCCGATCACCAAAGGTGCGCGGTCAAGATACATTCGCCACAAAGACAAAACTTTCATTGCCGCTGTCTTGCCATTTTGTCGGGCGACTTCAACCACCACGGTTTCGAAACGGTATGAACCCGATTCATCCAATTCAAGTGCGTGAATGAACAACCATTTTTGCCACGGTAGCAACACCATGCCCAAAACGGTTTCAGCAAAATCAATGACTTCAAAACCGCGCGTGGTTTCGCGCGTCAATTCACGCTTCGGCGGTGTCGCTATCCGTGGGGCTTCCGATCCGTAAAGACCTAAGTTCGGCAAGACGGCCACCCACCCTTTCTTCAACACCAATGGATTTGCGATCCGCTGGTGTCCCGCCCAAAGCCCGAAGGGTATTCAACAAATGCGGCCCATGCCAACCCAAAACCTTTGCGCGGTCTTCGGCTGTTTCAATCATTTCTGCGTAGTGCAACGCCAGCGCAACAGTGGCCTGATCCGATGGTGTAAGCCAACCCATCTGGTCAATGCACGCGCGAACCACAATGCGCAAATCCGGTGTCGGTTCAATCTTTGGTGAAACAGGTTTCGCCATGTTCACCAATCCCTTGAAGTGCGGTGCGGTTCGGGTTCGAAATGATCCCACCAATAACGCACACCAGCGATCTGGCGGGCAATTGGAATGTTCAAACGGCCACGCTTGATCACGCGATCAACACAGGTTTTCGCATCAACCATCAACACAATTGTTTCAGTGGCCTTCACCAAATCGGCGGCCTGTTTTCTTGCCACCAAAGTTGCACCCGACCGGATCACCAACGCTTGCGCATCTGGTGTCACACCGATCTGGCGCAAAGCCTGACCAAACAAAACTTCATCACCCGACCATGGCGGCACATCAACATCAAACACCGGCAGACCATCAAAGACCGTGGACGATGCCAGCGTGCTTTTGCCGGAAGCCGGCGGGCCACACAAAAGGATCACGCGCCTAACCATAACCACCCCGAATCCCTGTGTGGCGTTGTAAGCCACCCACGCTTTGGGGGTATCCCTACACAGCCAACCACAACCAAACCAGCCCTGTGGGCATCCTGCGCCCGCACAATCCAAACCTGAACCCCATGGGGGGTCTTGAACGCAAAAAAAAGCAAATTTGCGGGGTCTGCCGTACACACGATTTTTGAAGTTTTTGGTGTCCCCGCCCCTGTTCAGGCACTACCACGACCGCACATGAGGCTTTTGCTGGCGCGTACCATTGCCCCTTGCGGTGTTGCACTTGAAGTGCGCGGCCCGAAGGTTGCTTCGATCCAACAGATCACCACCAAGCGACAGCGGCACGATGTGATCCACAGTCGGCGCAAAGGGTGTGAAGCGTGGGGCTTGAAAGTCCAATGGCAAACCACACAACCCACACACCTGTTCAGTGGCCAGCACTTCGGCGCGGGCCTTTTGCCAAGCGCGGGATTGCCGGCCACCGCTCACCCGCAAGGTTCACCGGCAAGGGTTAGTTGATCCAACAACGAATCAATGAACACATCAACCATTGCTGTGGGCTGATCAGTGCTGATCCGGTCAAGGCGTGATTGCCTAGCCAACACTAGGGCGGTCAAGACTTCTTCGCGGGTGGGCATCAATCACCACCAATGGTGAAAGCCCACACAATGTGCGGGCTTGAATTTGGGCGTGCTTATGTAGTCGCAACTAATTGTGACACACTATTGTTGGTGTTGGCAAACTAAGCCGAAACGGATTGCTGTGCCATGCTCACCAGATCGGCAAGGTCATACAGCACGCGCTTTCGCGCACCCTTACCCTTTCGACCAACCTTCCCACGCTCCGCCCATTTGCGGATTGTGGCAGGGGTGATGCTGAAACCAAGGTCATGCAAGCGGGCCGCGCCAGCATAGGCATCAACTAGCCCGACAGGTTCACACCCAAGCAACGCGCCAAGGCGTGGCCATTCACTTGCCTGCCAATCCTCACCACAACGCGGGCACACCACCTGCCGATCATTGGGGGTCACCATCAACACACCGGTGCAAGGTTCACCGCTCACCGTTGGGGCAGGGCATGACCCGATGGTCAGGGTGTGGGTGTGGTCGGTGATGGTGCGGTTCGCGCTGTCCATTGCTTCTTCAATTTCATCACACATGATCGGCATGAAATCCTGATCAATGATCCACGGAAGGTGGCGCACCAAGTATTTGACCACGGCCAAAGCATTGGGTTGGGGTGCGCCGATGCCCTGTTTGTCACTGACCAGCCGCGCCCACGAAACCAGCAAGGTTTCAAGGTTGATGCGGGCCACACTCACATTGTCACGGTAAGGCAATGGGTGGTGGCGGCTGGTCGTGGTGCGCTCCCCATGGTTGGGGTTCGCGGTGTTGGGTAGGTGGTGCGCTAGTTGATCGAAAAGGTGGGGGATGTGGTCAAGTGCGGTGGCAAGATCGGTGGCCCTATCCATGGCACATCCAAGGGTTGGTTTGGGTTGGGTGTGATTTCCGCCGGTTCAGTGAGGGTCTGTCAGCCGGCCGCCCCAAGGGGCTGGCTGACAGCCTACCACACGCACCGGACAACCGATTTTTTGTGCCTAATGGTGGGGCTGGCCTGATCGGGTCAGGTTATCCACAGGCTGTGGGTTGGGTTGGGGACACGCCCGAAAAACTTTTTTGGCCAAACACTAGACAGGTGTGTGACACCCATGCAATACTTGACCCATGGCAACCAGCCAGCACCAACCAACGAAGGGACACACCATGTTCACCAAATACACCTACTTAGAAGAAGTGACCATTGTTTTGTTTCGCCAAGGCCACGGCACAAAGATTCACCAAGGTGCGTGCGGTGTTGCTTACGGCCCGCGCACCAGCACAAAGCGCACCAATGTTGCCATCGTTGTGATTCCCGCCGGATCAACGCACGCGGAAAAGCGTGCCTTGATTGCCAACGAATTGAACGCCAACAACATCAACGCTGATCGCCTTTGCACGAAGTGCAACTACTAACCAACCACCACGCGGGGCTGGCAACACGGCCAGCCCCACCAATCGAAAGGATCACCACCATGACCAGCACACAAATTACCCGCATCGAAGTTGGCGACACCATCACATTTGGCCTTGGCACATTGAATGTTTTTCAACGCACCGTCACTGAAATTCAACACAAAATGACCCGCGAATCCAATTTCTACCTGTTCACCCTTGATGACGGCCACCAAATTTTTCGTTCACCCGAAGAATGGGCAGAAGTGACCAAGGCAACAGCCACCGCGCAAAGGCTTGCCGATGCGGCCGCAACCGCTTATGCCACCGCTTGGGATAGTAAGCGATAACCACGCCACCACCGGAAACCGGATCGCCCGCGTTGGGTGATCCGGTTTCTTCATGCGTTGAATCCGGTGAAAGGTTCGGTGGTGGTGTCGGCGTGCCTGAATGGTTTGGTTGTGAAATACACCTTGGCTTTGCCGCGCGTGGTGACCTTCGCAAAGTGGTCTTTGACTAGGCGGGCCAGCGCAAGGTTCACATGATCTTTTTTGCCCCCAATTTCGGCTTGAATCATGGTGGTGTTGCATCCTTCTTCCCTGAATTCTTCCAATAGTTTCGACACCTTTTCCATGATCATGGTTGGGGTGAATTCGCCGGCTTCGTTGATGCTTGGGATGACCGGTTCAATGCCGGCTTCAATGCTCCCATTGGGGTTGGTTGAATCAAGGATGAATGTGCCAAGGACAGCACCGGTGGCACTGTTGGTGGCGTATTCCCTGACCATTCCGGATCGGTCTTTGCTGATTGTCAAGGTGATGCGGCCAATGGCTTTGGGTGCGGGTATTTGGCGTGCGCTGGCGTGCAGGTACAAACCGGAAATGGCACGCTTCTTTGCCATGCCACCGATGGCGAAGGCGTTTTCGTTGTCGGTGTGTTTGGCTAGGTGGTCAATGGTGAAGATGGCGGTTTGGGTGGTGGCCATGGGTTGCACGATGTGGCGGTAGGCGCGGGTTATGTCATCATTGCTGTTTGAATCAAGACCTAGCATGGGCAACAATTCGCCCACACTGTCCAAGACACACAGCGCGGGTTGCCAGATCGCCACATCATCACGCACCGCAATCAAGGTGGTGGTGTCTTCGGGTTCATACAACCTGAACCTTTCAGGGTCACCAATGTGTTGTGGGTTTGCACCTAGTTTGATCAACCGTGATTGGGTGTCGTTTGCACCGTTGTGGTCAATGTCAATGATGCAAGCGTTGTCACCTTGGTTCAAGGTTTGGGTGATCAGGTGTAGGGCAATCCATGTTTTGGCGGTTTCGGGTGCGCCGAAGATGCCATTGATCCTGTTTCGATACAACAGCGGGACACCATCGGTGCGTGCGCCAATGGTGGGTGGGTGTGTGGGCCTGATTTCACCGTCAGCGACCCATTGAAGGTCTGTCCATGGGTGTTCCCATGCTGGTGTGTCGGCTGGTGTGTCGGGCTGTGGTGGGATGAATGGGGGAATGGGTGTGTGGGTGCGGTTGGGTAAGGGTTCAATGATGCGCGGGTGGTCTTGGGCGGCTGTGAAACCTGATCTGATGGTGTTGGTGATTTCGTGGGGTTCAAGGCCGTTGATTTGTGCCGCGCTGGTCAAAGCCTGTGATGCTTCTTCACCGGTCAAATAACCTGATGCCACGAATTGACCAATGCTGAACGCGCTTGAATTCAGGGCATGGTTGCGTGTGCCTTCGGGTGCGGTGGCAACATTGTGGGTTTCGGCACGCAACGCGGCTTCAGCGTACCGGCGGCCTTCTTCGGCACTAACATTTGGGCGCGTGCCCCCAAGGTGTGTGACCGGTTCGCTTTCGGGTTTTGGTTCGGCCTGTGACCGCACCCATTCAAGCCAATTCGTGGGTTCGCTCACCGTTGCACCCATGTTGGTGGCTTCAGCCATTCATAGGTTTGCCCTTCGGCGTTGCGTGATGGTGGCGCGACCACATAGCCACCAGCCCCGCGATAATCCCAACCATCAAGCATCCCAACTTCAACGCTTAGGGATGGTTCAGGGGTGATGAAGATGTGCCGGCCGTGTGGGGTTTTCACGCACCCCAAAATTGGTGGTTGCACGCTTGGTGGCATTGCGTTGAATTGTTGGATCGCTTCGACATTGTCCAAATCAATGACATCAAAGATTTCACCGCACACCAAACCAATGTTGGCATTGGGCCATTTGCCCCACCACGCTTTCACCTGTTCAACATCGTTGCTGGCTTGGCTTCCCCATTTCACCAATGGTGGATTCTTCTTCAAGGCTGTGATGGGAAAAACGCGCATCCCATTGATTGCATACCATTGCGCGGCGTGGGCCAGCGCGTTGGTTGCATTGCGCTTCAACAATTGTTGTGGGTGCGCTTTCGCATCAATTTGTGGTGCAACCACATCAAACCAATGCTGTGGGTCTTCAAGGCACAATGCGTGGTGGTGCGCAATTTCGGCTGTTTCTTGATCGTTCATGGTTGGTTGTCTTCTTTCGTTGGCGGGTTGTGTTCAGCCCTTGCGGTTTGTGGCTTCCCCACCACGCCCCGCAAGGGCTGAACCTGTCACATCCTAGAAGGGTGGTGCGATGGGGTTTGCATCAAGCCAAGCCAACCCCTTTTTGCGGTCATCTTCGGTAGGTTCAGCCAATTTCCATGGCGCTGATTGGCCAGCCTTTTTGTCACCTTGACCTAGCCGGCCCAACACCATGCCACCCATTGATGGGCGCAATTGGGATTGAAGTACCTTCGGGAAAATCAGAATGTCATCAAAGGTTGTTCCCTCATGTGCCCCATCAAGGCAGGTCACGGTTGCTTCGATTGCATCGGCTTCACCGAAAGCGGTTTGAATTCCGGTGCGTTGCTCTTTGACTGTTATCAACAGCAATTCACCTTTGTGGTCATCCCATTGGATGCCGGTTGATGTTGATGGCGGGTTGAATGGATCATTTGACATTTGCATTTTCACTTTCATTTGCATTTTCAGGTGTGCCCGATTCGGTTGATTCGGGCAAATGCTGGTGGTGACACCACCAGCAAATCTTTGGGGGTTCGCAATGATGCACGCTGTGGATTGGGTAGCCACGATGTTGCGGGGTTTGTTGCCCCCACATTTGTTGAAACCTTTGGCCGCGCACTTCAAAGAATGGTGGCCAGCCACGCGCACCCACAGCGATGGGGTCTGTTTCAACCGGTATTTCAATCGCAATGCGACCACCGGTGTGGATCAGATACACCAATTTTTTGCAAGATTTGCAATTTTGTGGCAACCGTTCAATGGCCGTCATGGTGTTTCTTTATTTTTGGGCTGTGCGTGCCGGATACGGGCGCGGGCAATGTCAAGGTAGTCAGCGTCCTGATCAATGCCAACAAAGTTGAAACCTTCAATGACTGCGCCTTTGCCTGTGGAGCCTGAACCCATGAACGGATCAAGGACTACGCCTTCGGGTGGGGTGATGAGTTTGACTAGGTAGCGCATTAGGTCGGTTGGTTTCACTGTTGGGTGATTGTTTGCGTTTTCGTTTAGCCCTTCGTCGCGGTCACGCTTGTTGGCTTTCGCGCAATAAAAGAAACGGGCCGCGCTACCGTTGTCTGGGAACCCGTCCACTACTTCGTCACTGCCGTCGTGGATTACGTTCGCGGGCCAACGACCAGCGTTTAATTGTCCAACATCCACTCTTCCATTTATTCCTTCACCGTAAATACCATTTGACGTTCCTTCAGGCTTTGATGCTTTGAATGTGCCGCCGTCAATTCCAACCCGTGACCCGTCAATGTTGAGCGCACCTGTCCCGTGTTGCAGGACGTTGTTGGCCACTGTGCCGGCGAAGGGTTTGCGTGCCATCACGATTGGTTCGTGCGCGGGTTTCAACGCTGTGCCCCAGCCTTCCCACTGTTGCGCGGCGGGGGTAGCGGGGGCGGTTGGTGTTATGCCATCGCCCCAAGCGCCATAACGACCTGTTGATAGTGATTGTGCACCTTTGATTGTTTTGCCAATAACTTCACGCTCAGCACCGGCGGCCTTGTCAATCCCCTTGCTCACGTTGTGCGACTTTGGAAACCCTGAGCCATACAGCCACATGATTTGATCGCGGATTTCAAAGCCGGCATCTTCAATGGCGCAAGCCATTCGATGGGAAGTCCGAGAACCACCAAAAGACAATAAGTGACCACCGTGCTTCAAGACACGGAAAACTTCTTTCCACATTTCTACGTTGTAAGCAATACCTGTTGAGTCCCACGATTTGCCCATAAAACCAAGTTCATAAGGCGGATCGGTGACGATAGAATCCACTGAGTTGTCAGCCATGCCACGCATAACTTCAATGCAATCACCGTGGTGCAGTGTTATTTGGTTCATGGTTGATCACCGGCCGCCAATGTTTCAATAAATCTGGCGATGCGTTCAATGGTTTCATGCGTTGCCATCATGGACGGATTGCGGCGCGTTGCAAAACATTCCGGTTCAGTGCCTTCGCAATCACACAAAAACGCAAATGGCGTGAAACGCCAACGGATCAGATTGGGCAGGGTTTCAAGGCTGACCGGATCATTGGTGTTTGTGGTCATGACACCACCGCTTCGCTGGCAATGAATTTGCCCTTCCGGTGCGCGTAAATGTCGGCACACAATTGCACACCTTCCCACCCAAGGTTCAAGTCAAGGGTGACCAGATCACATTGGCCCGCACCGGCTGGCAAATGAATGATCACACCAACAGCGGTTTCAATGCCAAGATCGGTGCGGGTGTTTGTTTCGAAATCGTATTTCACCGATCGCGAATACACCGCCAATTGCTGTGCCATCTTGCCGATGCCCAACAATTTTTCACCAGCCCTGCCACCGGTCTTCACATCCATGATGATCAACCGGCCATCTTTGGTGCGCGAAATGCGGTCAGGTGTGCCACCAATGGAAAGACCGTCATGCACCATGAATTGTTCAATGTGTTCATGGTTGAAACCTTCGGTGGCGCGTGCATAGGCTTCAAGGTCGGCGCGGTATTCGGCGGGGATTTGATCCATCGTGCCACCACCATCAATGATTTCGGTGTAGCCATGAATGGCTGTGCCAATGTCGGCGGCCCTTGAACCGTTGGCCGCGTCTTTGGCATCCATGCACACTTGGTTCAAAACTTTGTTGTCCGTTGGGTAGCCGGCAATGGTTTGGATCAGGTCTGGCCGCGCCGCCAGCCCAAGGGCAACAATGCGCTTTTCCCATTGCTGAAGTAGAAACAGGTCTTCAGTCGCGCCAACAAAAGTGGTGCATCGGGTGTACCCCTTGGCTTTGCCGCCTTCAGGTGGTGTGACCAATGGCCGGTTGTAGTGGTCGCGCGGAATTTCCGGTCGAATTGTTGCAAATGGTTGGTTCATTGTTTGCCCCTTTTGGTTTGGCTGTCGGTTTGAATCGGTGTTGTTGGTATCCAACATGGTTGTTGGCTTCTTGGTTTGCCATTTCTTCGCTGTGACCATCTTGCCACCAGCCACAGACACACTCTGCCCGATAGCCACCACGGCGCATCTTGGTCACATCACTATCACACACCATTGGTTTCATCTTTCATCACGGCTTCAAGGGCCACCCTTGCAACTTCGCGCGGGTCAGTGGGCAAGGCGTAATTGAACGCATCCCACAGGGCTTGCGCCGCCAACCCGATTTGGGCAATTGTTGGTGCGCCCATTAGTACCACCGGTGAGCACGCCAAAATGACCACGCCTCACAGGGTGTGCCATAGCGGTGCGAAATGTATCCCAAACCGGCGTGCACCTGTTTGCGGTAATCGTTGCCGGTGCGTTTTTCTAGACCAAGGATTTGTGGGATTCCGTAGGCTGATGATGTGGGGTTGTCGCTGGTGGGTGACCAGCCGCTTTCACGCATCCACAATTCGTGAAGGCAAGGCCACTGTGTGCCATTGACTAGGGTTCGCGCGTAGCGTTTCGATGGGGTGTTTGTTTGCACCGTGAATTTGTAGCCGCGCACCATTGATCGGTTCACCCTGTGGGTGCGTTTGATCCTTGGTTTGGGTGTTGCGGCTGGTTCGGCTTTCGGCTTTGGCGTGATCCTTGGGGCTTTGTCGGTCACTGTTGGTGTTGGCTTTGCCGGATTGGTCGCAGAATTCGGGCCTTCAATCAACCAGATGGCCATGGTTAGTGCCAAAACGATGACCGCCAATGCCACCTTCAATTGGTTTTCTGTCATTGCACACCACCGTTTCGATCCTTCAAGATGGCAAGCATTGATTCAGGGGTGGTCAGCACATAGGCATTTGCCGGTGATGTTTTGCCACGGCGTTTGATGATCAAAAAACCAATCTCGGCATTGTCATTGACCATTTCAGTTTCTAATTCATCAACCCAACCTGAAAGGTCATGCGATTTCGCGGCCTTGCATTCAATGACCACACCAGCGATGCCGGCAATGTCGCCCCTGTCTTTGTTGCCCTGAAGGGTGCGCCTTTCAACATGGGGAAACAAGGGTTTCAACCATCGCACACAGGCGGTTTCCCATGCTGTGCCTTTGCCTTTGCTGGCGTTTGTCATCAGTCTTCTTCCGGTATCAGGGCGGAAACGATTTCCGCAACCATCACATTGTGCTGATCACACAACACAATTGTTTCACGATCATCAGGTGCAATGCTGTGTTGGGGTGGGTTGGTGCAACCGGTGATCGAACACAATTCAATCTTCATCTGTGTTTTCCATTTCCCCAAATAGCACCCGCGTGGTGCGGCATGGCCATTGTTGCAAACATTCCCAACAGCACCCTTCAATGTCGGGGTGTTCAGTGTGGATTGCTTGGATGTAATCAAGCATCGCGTTTTGGTCTTCGGCGACAACGCGCAAGCGGTGAAGGTAGATGCGGATTTTGCGCACATCATCGGCGGTGATGTTTTCGGGGTTCAGGTCTGCCATGGGTATTCCCTACCCGCCGCGCTGAAATAGCGTTTGATGGTTGCAGGGGCTAATCCAAGGCGGTTGCTGATGGTGTCCAAGGTGCAACCGTTAGATGCCAAAAATTCTGCGTCTTCAATCACGGCCAGCATCCTTGGTGTTGGTTCACCTTCAATGAAGCGTGCTGGTTTGGGCTGGTTTTCAGTCATCATTTTTGGCTTCTTTGAATCCTTTGGCGAAACCGTAAAGGTTGCCAATGCCGAACATGGCCAGCCCAACAAAGGTGATGGTGAACAGGGTGAACAGGGTGTCAGCGGTCATGGTTTTGATCCTTCCCAATGATGCGTGCATTGCTGGTGGTTGTGTTGGTGTGTGGTGTGTGGTTGTCGGCGCGTTTGGTGATGTTTTCTTGCACCCTTTGGCCAACGGATTTGGCCGGATCGAAACGGTATTTGCGGCGGAATGGATTACGCACCCAAATCACCGCCATCAGCAATCAGGTTCAACAATGCTGAATGGGTTTCACACACATCAACACCGTTCATGCAATCAGCGCATTTGTTGATCATGTGGGTGGCCTGTTCCCAAGCGGTAAGGGTGACCAATTCTGTGCTGGTGTGCAATTTTCGTGCACCGTTGATCGTGGTGGTTTCCGGAACTGACCCGATGGGCCACAAAACTTCAATGATGCTGACGGCGCGACCGCCAAGGTGTGCTGTTCCGGTTGCGCCGACTGTTCCGATTTCGGGTGTGACACCGCTTGCCAATTTGACTAGATCGCCGGTGTGGAATTCGGTCATGGTTGTTGATCCTTTCATGGTTGGTTGGTGCGTTTCAAATGTACCTGATCCCACCACCTTCATTGCGGCCATTCACAAATTGCCGGTGTGTCGCACACCTTTGGTGTGGTGTACGATCACCGGTTCAAGCCTATGAAAGAAGACAGCCGATGCCTAACCAACCGAAAACACCGCACCGATCAATTCGAATTGACAATGAAACATGGGCGCATCTGGCCAAGGTGGCTGACCAGCACAAAATTTCGTTGTCGGAAGTTGTCCGGCTGGCGTTGGCTGATTTCTTGCGCCGATCCACCAACTAGCCCCTACGCCTAGCCCCTCACCAAACCCCACAGGGGCGATCCTGTGGGGTTTTTGGTGTGCCTTGGGGTGTCAGGTCGGGGTTCGGCTGGTTTGTCCATTGTGGGGCATCCTGTGGGGCTGGTTTTGGGGTGTTCAGGGTGGGTTGGGGACACGCCCGAAAATCTTTTTTGCCCAAACACTTGCGCGGTGTCACACACCCATGATCTAATTGACCCATGGCAACCAGCCAGCACCACCAACGAAAGGGACACACCATGAACACCGAAGCAAACATTACGCGCACACACGATGAAGACGGAATTGTTGTCAGCGTTGAAGAATACACAACAACAGACCGCGATGGCTCCACGGTTGTTGTTCACTGTTTCTACGGTTCCGGCAATTGGGTATTCGCTTGCGGTTGGAAATTGAAGAAAGACGGTTCATTCATGCAACGCGAATTCAAGACATTGCGCGTTGCTGTTCCTGAAAATGTGCTTGCAATTCTTGAAGCCGATGCGGCGGCACGCAAGGCCACCGCATGACAACCAAAGATGGCCAATACACCAACCCATGGGCTGAAGTCACCCGCGCATTTGCGTGCCCATTGTGTGGGTGCGCGGCTGGTTCGGACTGTGACGAAACCTGCCCCGAATTTTGGAACGAATAACCAACCCGAAAGGATCACCACCATGCCAAACCAGCCGAAGACCCAAGCGCGATCAGTGCGCATCCCCGATGAATTGTGGGATGTGATCAGTGCCATTGCCGCCAACACCAGCACCAACGCATCAGGGGTGATCCGTGAAGCGATCAGTGCGCACTTCGATGCCAACTACACCACGCAAATCAACCCGACCATTGCCATGACCAAGGGTGCATCAACCTTGGTGGCGTGCCCCAACTGTGGGTGTCTGGCGTACATCACCGAAAGGGTCACCAAACCATCAACCCTGAACCCATGCCCCCAATGCAATGCACAGCGGTGGGTGCGCACCGATCTTGAAGGGCCGTTCAAGCCCTTGGGGTTTGTTGATGCAGGGGATGAATACTGACCTGAACCAGCACACAAAAGAAGCCGGTTGCGACCTTGGGGGAAGGTCACAACCGGCTTCATCCTTCGACAACCAACCGAAAGGATCAACACAAAACTATCACACACCCAAGACACCAATCAGGTGGTGTCCATGATGCGCCGGTACACTTCCAAATACCCCACCGCATCCTTGATTGAATCCTCATGATCAGGTGTCTGACACAACCTTGCAACCTTCACCAACATCATGCACATGGCGGCTTGCGCTGGCGTGATCGGGGTTTCAAGGTAAGACGACCACAACCCCGCAATGCGGGTGTGGTTGGTCAATGGGTCGCCATACACCGAACCGCGCTGATCCAACAACACATCAATTTCATCACCCATTTTTTGCCTTCATCCCATTCAATAGATACACCACAAAATACGCCCCACACAACAGGGCCAAACCGGTCTGGTCAATGCTCACAGCATAGATCAACCAAGGGACTTCCATCCCCATGCACCACAACCACCCAACCTTGGGGTGGCGACCAGCCAACCACAGGCCGAAGATCGAACCAGCCGCCAACAGCACACCAATCATGACCGATCCAACAGGTACGCCAGCACATCGGGATTGTCCCGAAGCGTGGCAAGCAAAGGTGAAGTCATCGCGGCCACCGCTGTTTCTTCCGCTTCATCATCAAGGGTTGGGTCACTTGACCTGATGCAAGCGTGCAAAATTTCGTGCAACAAAATGGCTTTTGCATAATCTTCAGACCGGCCAGCATCAACCGCAATGGTCAAAGAAACCATGTCGCAAGACCCGCACGCATCCCCATTGGGGTGATGCTTCAACACCTCATGTTTGCCCCATTTGACAGACCACCGAAAAGGTGAAATGAAAACCTGTGTTGGCCGTTTCATTTTTGACCCCTGACCTTGATTCCGAAAACCCTTTTTGCGCCACGCGACCACGCACCACAACCAACACATTTGAACAATTCGAACACCGCCAAATCGGTGCGGGCATTGTCACCATGGGATTCAAAATCAGTGCCACCACAACGGAAGCAACATGAATCATCACCGTTGAACATCCCAAAGTGTGGGTGTGTTTTCACCCACGGCCCAAGCCGGTCAAGTAGTTGTTCAGTCAAGACCACATCTTGGATGTTGTATGCCTTGAATCGTTCCCACGCATCGGGATCACCGGCAAGGCACGCTGTCCACAACCCGAAACCTTCGTGCGATACCTTCGAACCCAAGCCCAATTGTTGCGCCACCCAATCCAATTTGGCTGAATTGAATTTGAATTGGGAACGCACCACGCGCAACAGGTCAATGTTTTTGAAAGGTCGCGGTGGTGTCATACCCGCCAGCAGGAATTCTGCCTGAAGATGTTTCACATCAAAGGATGGGCCATTGTAGGTGCAGAGCGCATCGCATTGGTTCAACAAATCCCATGCCGCTTGAACCATCACCGCGCGTGAATGGTGGTGTTCACTGAAAAACATGACTTCATCTTCACCATGCCATTTCGCGGCGAAGCACAACACCCGCGTTGGTTCAACAATTTGTGAAATGCCAATGTTGGTTTGGTGTAGCCCGAAGGTTTGCACAATTGCGGGGCTGGTTTCAATGTCCAATGTCAGGATGCGTGGCCGTTGCAATGCTTTGGCTAGGCTCATTTTTCGCACCGGCAGGATTGGCGGCGGTGACGGCGGATTGATTCACCAGAAATTGCGATTGACAAATGATCCCGAACCGCTTTGGCGATTTTGTCACCACTCATGTGCCGGCCGTTGATGGCCCTGATCAGGGCTGTTTTGTTTTCACCATCGGTCAGGCTTATTGCCCAAGCCACTGAACAGGTTTGCCATGGTGGTTTCGGCTCTGTGTTTTGTTGCAGATCATCGGCCAATGACATTGCATTGCCTTTCGGTAGCCCTTGGGGTTGCAGATTACAAACCCAACCTGTCCCATTCAGCGCGACCAACTAGACCGGTCGGCTTCATGGCGTGCTTGATTTGCCACAACTTCACCTTGCGTTGCGTGATCCGGCCGAACAGGCCGGACACCGGAACGACTTTCAATTTGCGTTGAATCCTTTTCACATCCGCTTTGTCTTCGCTGTTGCGCGTTCCGTTGTGAACCCTTGCACCAACGGTTCGCCCAAAGGCGTGGCCGGCTGGCAAAGGGAATGTCGAAGAAGGCTTTGATGGTTTCACGGGCTTGACCGGCTTAGGATCAAGCACCGATTGGATGCGGGCAAGGGTCAAATTCTTACCAGCCGCGCGGGTCAATTCAATGTGAACATGGCCATGGTGCGGGTCGGCCCCATTGTATGCACGCCCATTGGGTGACTTTGCAGACCAGATGCGATCCCACCAAATGATTGCCTGAACACCCAAGGGCAAACCGTGGGCCGCAACCAACTTCACAATGGCATCACCGGTGGCTTTGTCACAACGCACATCAAGGGCACGACCTTCAGCGTGGCAAGAATACGATTGGCCACTACGCACACTTCGGCAATTGTAGATTCCATCTGACTTGGTGGAAGGGAAACGGCGCAACAGGTACGCCATCAAAACGGTTGCACCCTTAGTCGCGCCACCGGTGCAACGCTCAGCACCAACCCATGGTGCAAAACTATTCACGCCAAATCCCCTGTGTCAGTAGTGACCGAACCAGCATCATCAACCAAAACAGGATCAGCACCCACACCAAAAGCGGTGTTGTTGGGGTCAAGGTAAGCAACCAAGGTGCGCACCGTGGTCAAGGCCGCCGCGATCAACGCGGATTGAAGCCAAGAAAAATCCTGATTGGCGAAAGCCGAAAGGGGAATGAGGCCAACAAAGGCGGTCACAAAGGTGGTGATTGCTGAACGGATCAATTGATTCATGGCGGTTTGCCTTTCATTGTGGGGTGGTTTGATGGTGGCGGGGATCACTAGGGCGGGGTGATCGGCTAGGGACAAAGCACAACCCGCCACCACCAAGACTAGGGGCGGCCCTGTTTCTCTATCGTTTCAATGATTTTCAATTGTCGGTCTTCAATGCGCGTGATTCGATCAACCAAATCACACAACAATTCATCACGCTTCAAGTCAGATTCAATTTGTGCTTTCCACCGGCTGAACAATTTGCCAATGCCTGTGCCAACAGAAACCAGCCCAACCATCAGGGCAATCACAAAGGTGGTTGCACCGGCCACATTGTCGCTGGTCAGGATCACGCCGGCCATAATTGGTGAGCCTGCCGCAACCGCACCAATGATGCTTGCCACAATTGTTGCTTCCCCATCATCTTGATTGAACATGACAAAGTTTGTTGCCTAACCGGTCGGGGAAAGATCAAGGGTCAAGGTGTATGACGAAACCGAAGCATTCAACGAATACCCTTCAACGATTGCGTCCCGCGTTGCTGAACCCAATTGTGTGGGCAGGTTGGTGAACCGGACACAATCCAATGGGATGATTTGCACCGCTGAAGATTTTGAAACGGCGGTGGCCGTCATCAAATCAACCGTGACCTGACCGATGCGGGGTTCAACATTCAACCGGTCATTCAACCTGTTGGTTGGTGGATCGGTTGCACCGGTCAATGATGTTGCAATGCAAGACCACGATTCGGAAATGATTCCAAGGGTGGCAATTGATGTTGCGTCTTCGGCGATGAACGATCCGGCAGGGCCGGTTGCCAAGATACGGTTTGCAAAGGTTGAATCATCAGCGATCAGGGTGCAATCTTGGTTGCCGTCAAGGTCTGCCAGCGCATCGAAGGTCAGCGAAAAGGCCAACGATCTGGCCGCCGATCCCCTGAATTTGGTGTCACCCGACCTGTCCACATACACAATGCCGCGTTCAGTGTCAGCAATTTCATTCAACACTGACATTGCGCTTTGCCCATTAGTGGCTTGACCAGCCAGCGTGATTGCCGATGCGTTAGCAATGGCAATGGTTGGTGTGCCTGTTGGGTAAAGACATTTCATCACATTTTGTGATCTGGTGGTGATGGTGTCGCCACTGTCACCATTCAAGATAGCGTTGCGTATTGTTGTGCCATTGGCCAACACCGTATCTGTCACCCCGATGGTGGACAAAAAACCAACCAATGCTGACCCACCAAGGGTGGTCACGCCAAAAGTGTTCCGGCGACCCGATGAAGAAATTGTCCATGTGGTGGCAACGGTCGCCGACCCTTCAAGGGTTGCATCAACATACAATGTGGCTGTTTTGCCGGTGGCGGAAAAAATCAAGGTGAAAGTGTGCCAACCATCATCATTGTAGCCAGATGTGGTTGAAGCAAAAGTGGTCAATGTGCCACTTGATGGCTGGATTGAAAACACCAATTTGCCATCAGAGCCACGCACATACACCCAAGCAAATTGTGCGGTGGCTGATGATCTGTCCATGTAATAAAGGGTCACATTGTTTGGGCTGTTGGTTCGAAATGCACCAAAGATTGTGCCACCGGTTGAAATGTCAATTGTCTTGGGCACACTTATTCCACGGCCATTGGATGAAGTGTCATTAGCCGCACCACGGAAAGACCCCGCGCCAAAAGGCGGCGCATCGGAAACAAATTCCCATTGCCCATCAGACCCAACAGTGGTGATCGAAGCCCGACCAGCCGAAGAATCACGCCAAGCAGAAAATTGGGCGGCCGTATCAGCGGCAATGTTTGATGCCAACGGATACACCACACCATTTGTGCCAGCAATTTGTTTGGCACGCTCCACACCATACGCACCCAAAGGGTTTGTGCCCAAAAATTTCATGCGATCAGATGCCACCACGGCGGTTTTGCATTCACCATTTGATGAAACAGATGCCGACCACGAATCAACAAAGCCGGTGAAAACGCGGATCGAATCAATGGTGACCCGCACCTGTTGATTTTTGCTTGCCCATTCTGTGCCATAAGTAAAACCCAACGGGCTTGCACTATTGGCTGGCGTGAAATTGCCGGTGAAGTTATCCAAAACAAATGCGCAAGTGCCAACACCGGAAGTGTCAAAGCGCGTGCCACGGCCGCGCTTGATTGACACGCCCTGATCCGTCATCAAGTATTCTGAAACATCAACCCATGAAGCATAAAAAGTCGAATACAATTCAACCTGAATGTTCGGCATAGCCGTTGCCATCATGCCCCCAAGAATTGCAGACGACCGCCACGGCGTTGGTAGTCATTCAAAGATTTCACAATGGCGCGTGCCATCACATCTTCAGTGCCAGCCATCACCACAGGGTTGATGTTGATGACCGTTGAACCAATCCCACCACGGCCCAAAGGCACAACCGCTTCAGGGCCAGCCTCACCAATCAAAGCCAATGTTGGGCTGGTCACAATTCCACCCATGGCAAGGCGTGGAATGTCAGGAAGAATGTCATCAATGTTGATGCCCTTGCCACCAATAACCGGAATCCAATCCGGAATGGAAATGTTGATTCCAAAGTCAATGGCATTCCACGCATCAATCAAGAAATTGACCATGGAAACAAAGCCGGATTTGAACCCATCCCAAATGGATGAAACCGCGCTAGTGATCTTGGCCGGCAACGACTTGAAGAAATCAACCAATGCGCTGAATTTTGTTTTGACCCAATCAACAGCCTTCTTCGCGCCATCCTTGATTTTATCCCAATTGCGGGTGATCAACAAAACAGCAATGCCAATTGGGCCGGTGATGATGGCAAGCAACAATGGCCAATTTTGTTTGACCCAATTCCACACAGCCTTCACCGCACCCAACACAGCCTTGAAAGCACCATCAACAATGTTGCGAAAAGTTTCTGATCGTTTGTAAGCAACTACAATTGCGGCAATGAGGCCGATCACCGCTAACACAATCAGACCGATTGGGTTCATGAGCATGACAGCATTCCATGCCGCTTGGATTCCTGTCCAGATTTTGGTGACCGTCGAAACGATCGTGACGTAGAGTTGGTAGAGTTTGAACGCGGCAACAATTGCAAGGATGCCAGCGGCAACAGGTATCAACCAACCTTGGTACTTCACCAGCCACCCACCAAAGGTGACAACAGCCGGCACAACCTTATCGGCAATGGTTTTGCCCACGTCCATTAGTTTGTCGGCAAACTCTTTGATTTTGTCTTTGTTTTTATCAAACCATTCAGTGATGTTTTGGATGACCGGTTGCAATTTTTGGCCAATTTGGCTGGCAAGTTTGCTAACCCAAGGCATCAATTTGGTTGAAATCCAATCACCAACTTTGCCAAGCGCGGGCACTAACTTTTCAGTCATCCAAGAAATTACCTTTTCCACCATCGGCAAAAGGTTTTTTCCAAAACTAATTTGCAAACCTTTGACAGCCTCACCCAATTTGCGTTTGTTCACAATTGATTTTTTGACCGCTTCTTGATCTTTCGGGCCAATTGTTGTGCCCAATTTGTCGCTTTCGGTCATCAACTTATTGATGCCGTCCCGACCTTCTTTCAGAAAAGGCATCATGTTCATGCCACTTTTGCCAAACAATTTCATGGCCAAGGCTGTTCGATCTACACCTTCAGGCATATTCTTGAATTCTTCGGCCGCGTCACCAAGCAATTCTTTCATGGGGCGAATTTCACCGTTGGAATCCCGAAGTTTCACACCCACCTGCGACATGGCCGCCGCCATACTGCCCAAATTTCCCTTGAACGCTTTGCCCGTTTGTGCCGCCATTGCCACTTTGTCTTCATAATCTGTCATTTGTGAACCGGCAATGGACGAATTTTTTGCAAAAATTCCAAGGGACTTTGCAACATCATCCACGCCCAAGCCCTTCATTGCAAACGCATGATTCAGGCGTGAAGCATCTTCAATTGATCCGCCCATGTAGCGTTGCATCTTCATTGCACCCTTGGCTGTGTCTTCAAATGCGGCCATGGAATTTTTGCCAAAACTCATGAGATCGCCACCAAGGGAAGCCAAACCCATGCCACCAGCAACACCACCGGCAATTTTTGCCATTCCGCCAAAAGCCTTGCCAACCCCACCAATGTGATTTTTGGCTTTCTTTTCAAAATCGCCAGCCGCGCCACCAGCACCCTTGAATGTTTTGGAAAGACTTACATCTTGCCCAAACAGTTTGAAAGTCATTGAATCTTTTGCCACGGTCACACATCCTTCATGCTTTTGTTGTAATCATCGGCGGCACGCGCAAACATCAACCACACATCAACTTCAAGATCAAACACATTCCATGGGCTGATCGCTGGCCACAAATGGCAAACCGTGGTGAGGCGTTCATACACATGGGATTCAACATCAACCAACGCCGCCCGCGTAGATTTCGATGGTGACTTACGGCCCGACCGAAACCCAACTTGATTGGCGTGGGTTATTTTCCCGAATCACCAACAGGGGTTTCATCGCCATCTTCACTGATGAATTCCATTTCATCAAGGGGAAAATCGCAAGCCTGTTCAAGGGTCAAAATCTCGCCAGCCCTGCGGCGCGTTAGCCAAATCAAAGCACCCAAAGCAACTAATGCTTCAGGATTGGACAACAAAGATGCGCCATTGGTTTCATCATCACCGCTGTTGGCAACGCTGGTCAAATGATCTTCAACTTCACCAATGGTCATGCCGGTTTGCTTCTTGATTTCCATTACATCAAACAGGGTTGCTTTGCCGATGCTGGCCATTTCGTATTCTGTGCCTTGAATTTTGATCTTCATTGTTTGCCCATTCCCTTAGTTATTGCAACCCTGCTTTTTTGCGGGCTGTTTCCATTGCGTCTTCAAGGGCTTTGCCAAATTTGGCTTCATTTTCCCCGATGACTTTTCCAAAATACGGTCGTCCCTTTTGGGGATACCATTTGCCTTTGTTGCGTGCCCTAGTCTTAGCCGCCGCACCAAGATTCTTGCCGGACTTACCACCAACACGGGCCGCACGCTTGCCAATCTTTGACAATTTTTCAGCGGTCGCAAGGTCAGGGTGTCGCCAACCGTTTTCTTTGTTGTATCGTTTCAACAATTTTTTTTGCGAGGCGGGAAGGTTTTTCCCTGATGCAACAATGAACACACCAATCTTGGCTTGGCCTTCCGTTGCCTTAGTGGTTGAAGAAACACCATCAGCAATTTTTTGGCGCAACCCGCGATGCGATGGAATGTTGCCATCCATCTTGCGCTTAGCCTTGGTGCGTGGGGCTTTCATTACATCAGACCGGACAGCATCACGCACCCTTTCACCTTCGGTTTTCACGGTCTTGCGCAATTCGGTTTTCACCTTCGCTGGCAATTGTGATGTTTTGCCAGCGAAGGCAACGAATTCAGCCGCATCAACACTGATCTTCACAGCCTCTTTGGCCATGATTACAGGGCGGTATCGGCGGTGCGCAGAATGACCCAAATTGGTTGCGCGGCCGACAGACCATCCAACACAGTGAAGGTGTAGTCGGTTTCGATCACTTCGCCACCATTGACCTGTGGGGTTTCTGGTTCAAGGCGTGCAACCGGAATGGCAATCTGAAGGGTTGCATTGCCGGTGGACAATGCTTCCGTGGTGGTGAAGGTCAAGATCAGTGAAAGATCGGTGTCATTGAATGACGCATCGCGGAAGGTGGTGTCAGTGTAGATGACTTTCACCTTGCCATTGATGGCATCGGCACGATCGCCGGCACGCGGCTTTGTGCCACGCTTACCCGCTGAACCGTAGGTGCGCATTCCACCTGTTAGTTTGTTTTCACCCTTGATCGAAAATTCGGTGACATTGGCAATGGTCGTTGCACCGCTGGCCAGCGTGGTGTTGGTGGGTGCGGTGAATGCGCCTGAAGTCAAAACACCTTGGGTGAAAGTGAACAATGAAGGCGTGGTTGGGTATGAAGGCGTGGTGTATGAAGTCGCTGTGCTGACCCCACCATTGCCATCAAAACCAAACTTCAGCGACACCACTTCATCAGTGCCCGAAGTGATTTCAAACGAATCAATGACACAACCGGTGAAGGTGTAAGGGGTGACAGTGCCATCTTCTTGCACCAAACCCTTTTGCACCGTGAAAGAAGATAGGGTGTCACCAATGACAAAGTTTTGTTGGTAGGTTGTGCCGGAAACTAGGGTTGAAGTGCCTGAACCAAGCGCACCTTCAAACAGCAAACCAAGACCCTTGGTGACCGCTTCAAGGTTCAATTCACCGGTCACTTCAAGTCCGGTGGTCACACGGCGACCAGATCGGGCCAGCCGGCCACCAACGCGCAAACCCTTGCCCTGCTTCCGCATGGGCTTGAATTCAAACTTTTCATCGGTGAATTCGAACCAGCGGGTTGGGGTCACTGATGTTCCGTAGGTGGATTCTTTTCCAATGCCAACGCTGGAATCCTGTGTTGTCGCCATTATTCTTTGCCTTCCGGTGTGTCAGTAGCCTTCGCGGGCTTGGTGGTTTTTGCTTCGGCATAGTTGCCAATTTGTTCAAGAAGTGCTTTGCCAAGGTCGGCGGCCACTTCAAATTCTTCACCGGCTTCAATTGTGCGGCCAAGAATGGGAAGATCAATTGCGCCAAGCGGGTTTGTGTTCACCAATTTGATGGTGTTTGTTGCCATGTTTTTTCCTTTCAGATGCGGTGTCGGGCGCGAACTATCACCGAAATTTCGGCATAGCGACCCGCTGGCAAATCGTTGAAATCTGTTTCGGTCAATTCCCAAGAATCAATGTTTGCTTCACGCACCGCACCAGCAATTGTTGGATCGGTGCGCAAAGAATTTTCCAAGGTGGCCATTGCATCGAAAACCAATTCGGACACAATCTGTTGATCCATCGTGCCACGCCAAGACGAAATGAGAATTGAAACAAAGGTGGTTTCTTCGCGGGTGCGTGGGCCATAGGTTTTGGCTTCTTGGTTGGCCCGCATTGTGTCGGCCGTTCCGGCTTCACAAATGGCCACAATGTCATTGGGTTGATCCGTTGCCGGCAAACCGTATGACACCAAAACCGGTGGTGGAAAAAGGGTTTGGCAAAGGGTGAACAGGTTCGCTTTCACAACCTTGCCTTTTGATGTGGCCACGGTCACCCCACCTGAACGGAAGGTGAACCAGCCGGATCAAGCATTTCAACCACACGGCGCGGGATTGCGTACCCCATGGGGGTTTGCATGATCGCTTCATTGCCACCAAAACTTGGTCGCCACCCACGGTTTCCAATTGACCACAGGTGCGCAACTAGCGCACGCGCCGCCAACACCACGCGCGGATTGATCTCTGTGCTTCCCCATGTGTAGGACACCTGCACAGTGCCCCGCCAGCGGTAGGGCACACCACCAACGCGGCGGGTCAAGATTCCGGTTTGTGGTTCATAGGTGAACGAATCACCACCAGCATTTGGGGTGGCAGAATAGGCGATGGTGTAGGCCGCTGTCCCGATGTATTCAATTGCGCTGGTTGGGGTGGTTGGTGACTTACGGCGCAAAACTAATTGCGAACCAGCCGGTTCATGCTCCTCAACCCGACTAGATGGCAACACAGCAATGTTCAAAGGTGAACACAAATCAACCATGATCTGTGTTGTGGCCGCAACATACAACCGCAATTCATCATCATTGACCGTTTCAGTGGCATCAAGGTTCAATTCTGCCCGCGCATCACCAAGGCTGATCACTAATTGTGGATCAGTGGCCCACACATCGGCGGTGTCAGTGTAGGGAAAACCACCAGCATTTGCCCCTGTTGCCGTCCACCTTGCGCGGTGACGGCCCGCAAGGGTCGATGTAAGGGTGGCAACATAGTTTCCGGTTGAAGGATTGGTGATTGTGCCAAGCGATGTTGTGCCATCGGGCAAGGTGATGGTGCAAACCGGTGTTGTGCCGGTATTGACCAAAGTGCCGGTGGCATCCTTCACCGTCACAGCAAAGGTCAAAACCTGCCCGATTTCATAGGTAGTCAAAACGGTTCACCCTCACTTCACTTGGATTTGCTCTGGTCACAGAAATTTTGGCTGGCACATAACCACCAACGGTTTGCCGGCCAGCATTGAAAGCATCAACCTTCGATGGTGTTGGTGGTGTGAAAGCCGATCCACGGTATGTGCCACCGTTCCGGTATTCAAACCCCGACCGGTACAATTGTGCCATCACACACCGCCAAGGATTGCATCAATCTTTGTTTGCATTTGTGTGGCAAGGTCAGCAATAGCGGTGTCTGCGCTGGCTTTCACTTCGGCAACCGTTGCACCTTCAACCGGCAACGGCGAAAGCGGTTGCGCAAGGGCGGTTTGCCGGTCGGCTTCGGCCTGATCCTTGGCCGCAATGTAGTCGTTTTGTTCATCACGCGCGATTGCGTAGGCGGCCAATTGTTCAACCGTTGGGGCTTCAACCCCTTCAGGCAATTCTGGCGGTGTCTGTGTCATAACCATCACCCTTGAAAGACCGGATTGTTGATGCGAACACTTGCGCTATCTGTGCACAAACCAAAGGATTGAACCGAAAAAATTGCGCCATAAGTTGATGGTGTTGCTTCCGCCCTGCCAATAAGCGGGCGGTTTGCAACCGTGGCATTGTCTTGGCCCAACCATTCCCGCGCTGTGCCAGATGTTTTTTGAATGGTCAAACGATGGCCAAACCGTTCAAACAAAATGAAATCATTAGCGGCCACTGTCATGCCACTATCCAAAGTTATGCTTCCGGAAAACGCATCTTCGCTTTGCAACAAAACCGCGCCTGTGCTTGAAATTTTTGCGCAATAACCATACACACCGCCAGAATAGGCAATGTTCCCAACATACAAAAACCGGCCTGCTTCGGGCAATGTTGTGATCTGAAATTGAACAGACAAAAAGGCTAGGGGCGCGGATGACGGCGTGCGGTTGCGACACCAAGCCGCCGATGTTCCGCTAGTTGATGAATACCATGCCCCACCAAATGTGCCATCTTTTTGAAAATCACTAGGGGCTGAACCTGTTGCGGTAAAATCTGCGTACCTGACTTCCCAACCGGAAATCAAATCGCCGGATCGCATCGTTTTTGAACGAATTGGCAACATGATTTGGTTTCCATCGCTGTCAATTTGTCCACCGGTAGGCCACGCACCAGCGGTCTTTGGGCCGATCAGGCGGGCGCGGGTTGTGGCTGAAGCATCATAAACCAAAACCATGAAATCATTGTTGTTGCCATTGGCGTTGCTTGGTGTTGCCGAACCGGTTTGCACAAATAATTTGCCATCACCGGCCGCCGCTTGGTAAGTCGGCGCAACGCCCGCACCGTTCGCGGTCAAGACCTGCCCGCTAGTGCCAGCCGCTAACCGCGTCACAGATGACGCGCCATTGGCCACAATCAGATCACCGGTTGTGGTCACAGTGGATTTGGGCACAGCACCATTGGCCAAATCGTAAGCCGACTTCACCGCGTTGGGTGTCGCAGCCGTGGTGGTCGATGTTGAAGAAGTTGAATCGGTAAGTTGAACCGCACCCTTCACCGATGTGGTTGCATCAGCAATGGTCAAGGTTCGATCAGCGGAAAGGTCGCCACCGCCAGCCAAAGGTGCGGTTGTGCTGATCGTGCGGGCCGTTCCCACCTTGCCGGCCAAATCGGTGGTCAGGTTAGTGACCTGCGATTGCGTGACAGTCAAAGTTGATTGGGCCGCATTCTTCCACAGCCCTGATGCCGAATCGTATTTCAACAAATCGCCATTGGCCTCAGACACAATCAACACATCGTGGATTTCGTCCAATTCGAAACCGTTTTGAACCTTCACATAGATTGCGCCAACACTAGGATTTTTGCGGGCAATTACGCCCAAATAGACCATGTGAATTGGTGCAACAGGCTTGGTGACAGTCCACCCACCAGCAACAGAACCAGACAGATACACAATTTGCCCATCGCTTGCCGCCGCGCTGGTGTCTAAGCCTTCCAAATACCCTTCGACGATGACGTAGCCATCAGCATTGTTGGCAATGTCGGAATAGATGAAACCATGGGTGCGGGCCGAAGTCGCATCAGATGTGGCCAAAGCCTTGGTCACATTCACATGGTTGCCGGTAGCACCCGACAAATAGACCGCTGTTCCCTTGGTCAAGGTTGCACCTGTGCTGTTTCGCACCTTTGACAAAACAGGTTTGCCCAACACTTCAAGGTCATCAATGCGTGCATCAACCGTGGCAAACGCGCCTTGCGGGTTCAAGCCAAGGGTGGTTTGCACCGCTTCAATTGCGTTGGCTTCATTGGTGTGAACAATGTCATGTTCAAAACCCGCGTCGTCTTCAAGCGTGGTTTCAGTGGGTTTCGCTAACGAATCAAAGCCCGATGGGTACGCGCTGGCCATTGGTCACACCACCTTTCACAAAGTATTGAAGAAAAAATCAGGATGCTGTTTTGCGGGTGCGCTTAGCGGCTGAACCCGCACCAGCGGTTTCAACATCAGGCTTCACACCAAGCGCGGCCAATTCGGCGCGGATCGCTTCGACCTTTTCGCGCGGTAGTTTGTGAACGATTGCGGAATGCAATTCGCGTTGGTAAGCATTGATCGCGGTTTCGTTGTCCATCATCAATCCAATCAAAGTGTTGTGAAATGTTTTGGCAAATTCCCCCACACCCAAACCTTTTGGGTTTGGATGTGAGAGAACCCGCCAAGGGTTGAACCGAAATTAGAAGGTCGGGGTGGCCAGACCTGTTCCGGTGACAAGTCCAATGGACTTGGGGAAACGCTCAGTGACAATTGCCGCGTAATTGTAAAGACGGAACAACACGGAAAGTTGGTCAGCCTTCGTTTCGCGGAATGCCTCTGCACGCTGTGAACCTTCGAACAAAACCAGATCACTGAAACGACCAGCAATGATGGTGTCTTGGTTCGTGCCAGCACCACTGTTTGTGGGAATGTTGGCATCAAGGTACACAGGCAGACCAAGAAGCGTGCCAACCGAACCTTGGCCAGCAACGCTGTCTGCAACGCCACCGGCGTTGTAAGGTGAGTTAGCCGCCGGCACAACCAATGGGCGATTCTGACCATCAAGCGCGGCCAAGAAGAAACCCCATCGGCGAGGGTGCATCACGATTGCATCAGCCGGCAAAAACCGGTTGGATGCGATCTGCTGAATTACATCCGCGATCTTTGGGTACAATTCCGCAACCGTGGGGGATGCGTCAGTGTAAGTGCTGGCCGAAGTTGAAGAAACATTCAAGATGCCCTTCTTGCCGGTTGCGTTGTTGCTTAGGCAGAAAACATCAAGGCGCGTGGCGTAGTCAGCCGCAAGGTCAGCCAAGATGATCTGGTCAAGGTTCACCGGTGATTGCTCCACCAATTGAACCGAAACGACCTGCTGGCCAGCGATGGTTGCAACATTGCCGACAACCGAAGTGGTCACCATGTCAGTGTTGGAAACAGCACTGTTTTGGGAAGACTGTTCGGCCGTTGATGCACCGGTGGTGATCTTCGGAAGGTTGATGCTGTCAGTGCCGGTTGGTAGTGCTTGCTTGCTGAACAGGTCAGCGGTCACACGGCCAGCGCGGGCAAGGGCAACATAGTCAGCGGTCATCCATGCTGGTGGCACGAATTCACCAATGCCACCATCGGTGGTGGAAATGGCACGCTGTTCCATGTCGGAACGGCGCAAACGCTCCACAGCACCCTGTGAATCGCCACGGTTCAACGAAGCGGCGGTCAGGTCGCGGAAGTACGAAGGCGAAGAAGGGTCGCCCTTGCGGTAGGTCGAAGGCTCAGACACAACCTGCACCGAAGCGGTGCGGGCGGCGGGTGCATCAGCAACCGTGGCCTTGCGGGCTTCTTCAGCAATCAAAGAAGTGTGCTGTGCATCAAGGCTGTCACGCTCAGAAACCAGCGCATTGAAAGTGCTGGTTTCGTCATCGGTCAAAGCGGTGCGGGATTCGGTTTCGGCGGTGGCAATAAGCGCATCGATCTTGGATTGAATTTCGGTGCGCTGTTCGGCCACGCGATCAGACAAAGCCATTTTGGCTTTCCTTTCGGTAGTGAACAAAACGGTTGCAATCGGGTGGTGGAATCTTGAAAAGATTCTCCGGCGCAATCAGCCAACCAAACCAAACACGGGTTGTGTTCGGAAACTTATTTCAAACCCTGCGGGCAATTGCACGCGCAAGGGACAAATGCAAACACCGCGAAGAAGAAGCAATGTCGGCAGGATCAAGGGTGGGAATTCCCAACGCATCAAACGCGGCCCTGTTGTCGGCGTTGTTGTCAATGGCCAAGGTCACATCATAATCTTTCAACAAATCTTCAGCGACCTTGCCTTTGAATTCTGATGTTGTGGTGGCCGAATCGGGGTTCATGAAAAGTTTTTCATACACCACACCAGCGGATTTCAAATCAGCAATCGTGCCGGCACGCTCTGATTCGTTCCGGCCCGTGACAACAAACACCACACCATCAAGGTTGTTCACATAATCAATGACAGACTGAACCGGTGAACCTTTGGAAAGTAGGGTGTCGTCAATGTCGCAGATTGTGGCAACCGGCATCAGATACGCCTAGCCTTGGCGCGGGCCAATGAAAGATCAATGCCGCGCGAAATTTCTTCCATTGGTGCATCTTCCATGGGCACTTCATCCATTGGTGCATCTTCGGCCGGCGCATCTTCGGTTGGTGTGCCGATCATTTCGGCAACCGCGCCAGATGCTTCATCAAGACCATCACCCACGCTGTGAATTGTTTCAGCCGCATCTTTGATGCTTGAAAGTAATTGTTCAAGCAACGCAAGATTGGCCGGTGACAAATCGCGATTGTTCCGCAATTCAAACAGGATTTCATCCACCCGACCGGTGGAAACATTGGCCGCAACAGATCGAACCACAGCCGACCGCAAATCAGCGGTCGTGCTTGGGCTGGCAGGGTAGGTCACCACGGAAACATCAAACAGCCTGCATTCATTGATTGTGCGCTGTGTGTAATCCTGTGACCATTCTTGCCTGACCACGGCAAAAGCAAATGACATTTGATCAAGGTCACCACGCCGCATCGCGCTTCGGATAGTTTGAACCAAAGGTGAAGATTGGTCAAGTTGCGCTTCACACCGCAAACCGTTTTCATCTTCAGACAAAACCAATGTGCCGGACTTAGTGCGGGCCAAAGGGATTCCATCGTGATTGACCAGCAAACGCACATCATCATTTTCTTGCAAAGCCTTGGTGAACGCGCCACGCGCAATTGTTTCTTGGTATTCGCCAAGAAGATCATTGACCGCATAGGGCACACCGGTCATTGAAGCATAACCGCTGAAGGTCAGTGATCCATCATCGTTGGATCGCATCTGCAAATCGTGGACATTCAATGATCGGGTTTCGCGCAATTGTGAACGCTTCATTGTTGTGGTCATTGTTGTGGTGTGCCTTCCGTGGTCGCATCAGATTGTGTCCCGACAGAATCACCCTTTGATTCGTTCGAATCGGCTTGCGCTTCCGTTGCCGACACCTGCGCATCCAACAAAGAAACAGGCCGAACCGTGACCGGTTGAACATCAAGGTATGGAATCGGATCAAGACCAACAATGCGCAACGCTTCCGCCGGATCATAACCCGACCTCACCAGCGTGCCCAAAGCATCGGTCTTGGCCTTCAAGGTTTCGGTGTCTTCCATTGATGAATTGAATTTGGAAAGGTCAGCCCCATTCAATGCGCTGTTCAAGGGCAACAAATGTTCATCACCAAATTCAGCCAAAGGTGCAAGGTCTTCTTTTTGTCGAATCTCATTCAATGACAAAATGCCAGCGGTGCGGGCTGTTTGGTAGGCCGTGAACCGGCTGGCCGTATCG